GTTCACAAGCTCTTATCCGATCAAATCATTGCATTAAAGCTGGAGTCATTCTATGAGATTACGCAAAACTCAATCAGAGGTAAGAATGGGAGCGAGTTTGCTTTTGTCGGACTTAAAAACAATGTTGCCAATATCAAGTCCTATGAGGGCGTGGATATATGTTGGGTCGAGGAAGCACAGAGCGTATCTAAAACATCATGGAATGTTCTTATCCCCACAATTCGTAAAGAAAGCTCAGAAATATGGGTTACATTTAACCCAGAACTCCAGTCAGACGAGACGTACCAAAGGTTTGTTCTTAACCCACCAGACAATAGTAAAGTTGCGAAGATTAATTGGTCGGATAACCCGTGGTTTCCTGAAACACTCAGGTTAGAAAAAGATGCCCTTTTTAGCAGGGATAGAGAAGCCTACAACACAGTCTGGGAAGGCTTATGCCGTCAAACAGTAGATGGTGCTATTTTTGCTAAAGAAATGGCTATGGCTGATTTAGAGGGTAGAATAACGAATGTCCCTTATGACCCAATTAAACCAGTTCACGCAGTATTTGACCTCGGTTGGGCTGACGCTACTGCTATTTGGTTTGTGCAGTTTATTGGCATGGAAACTCGCCTCATTAGGTATTACGAAAACACGCAAGAAACGATAGCGCATTACCTGGCTAAAATGCAGTCCTATGGATATGTATATGACACCCTTTGGCTACCTCATGACGCAGGATCAAAGACTTTGGGATCTAACGGCAAAAGCATTGAGGACATCGTTAGAGCTACAGGGTATAACACTAGAGTTATTGAGCGAACACCCATTGTTGATTCCATTAATGCTGCCCGAATGATGTTTAATAAGTGCTGGTTTGATAAAACCAACACACATGAGGGATTGCAATGCCTACGCCATTACCGCTATGACGTAGATCCTGATACTAAGCAATTTAGCCAAAAACCCTTGCATGACAATTACAGCCACGGGGCAGATGCTTTCCGCTACATTGGTTTGATGGTCAACGAGCCTAGAAAAGCACCTAAACAAAAGGCTACTTATAACTTACCTTCCTCTTGGATGGGTTAAAATGTGTAGTAAAAATGAGACACTTGTCTTAAAATCGGGCAATAATTAAGGAATATCTATGGCATACGATAGCGTTGCAGACTCCCAATCAGATGGCAGAATCCAAGAAGCTAAGGATTTTTTAAGACTTTGTAATGATTCGGATAGCAACAATCGTGCCGAAGCCCTTGATGACGTGAGATTTGCAGCAGGCGATCAATGGCCTGTAGATGTGCAAAACAGCCGTATTTTAGAAGCTCGCCCTTGCCTTACCATTAATAAGATTGATGCCTATGTGCGTCAAATCTGTAACCAACAAAGACAGCAACGCCCACGCATCAAAGTGCATGGCATGAACAATGAGTCAGACGAGAAGGTTGCCGAGATTCTGACTGGTATATGCCGTCATATTGAAAACCAATCCGATGCCGATGCAGCTTACGACCATGCTTTTGAGTATTGCGTGAAAATGGGTTGGGGCTATTGGCGTGTTACTACTGATTATGTAAGAGAGGACAGCTTTGACCAAGAAATCTACATTAGACCAGTTGAGAACCCTTTTACTGTCTATTTTGATCCTAATAGCGTGTTGCCAGATGGCTCTGATGCTGAGCGAGTTCTTATCACAACAGTTATCTCTAAAGACGTGTTCAAAACCATGTACCCAGATGCAGAAGTGGATCAGGGTTTCTCATCAAGAGGAACAGGCGATACAGAGAGCGAATGGGTTACGAAAGAAGATATACGTGTAGCTGAGTATTTCTACACAGAGCGCACGAAAGATATGCTTTTAGAGCTATCTGATGGCACTACTGGCTACTCTACAGAGATCCCAAGCAAGGAAGTTCTTGCCCAGGCGGGTATTACTGTTATTGCCAAGCGTGATGTATGGCGTAAAAAGATCAAATATTGCAAGCTAACGGCTATGCAGATCCTTGAAGAAGGTGAATGGGCGGGTAAATATATCCCAATCGTGCCTGTATTTGGTCAAGAAGTACGAGTTGACGATAAGCATAAAAAATTTGGTTTGGTACGCATGGCAAAAGATCCACAGCGTATGTATAACTACTGGTCAACTGCTTTGACTGAAACTGTAGCACTTGCTCCTAAAGCAAAATGGCTATTGGCAGAGGGTCAAGATGAAGGTCATGAGAACGAATGGGCAATGGCTAATATTAAAGCTATGCCTGTATTACGTTATAAGCAGACCGATATTGAGGGCAGACCAGCTCCACAGCCTACAAGACTGCAACCAGAGCCACCTCCTGCGGGCGTGATGTCTGCATTGCAGAGCATGAATCAAGATTTACAAGCAGTAGTGGGTATTTTTGATCCAAGCCAGCTTCCACAAGGCTTACAGTCAGGCAAATCTATTAATGGTCAGCAGATGCAAGCTGATATGACTAACTTCCATTATTACGATAATCTGACACGCAGTATCCGTCACACAGGTCGGATCATTCTTGATCTGATTCCTAAGATTTATGACAGAGAACGAGTCATGCGGATCATTGGCGATGATGGCAAGCCTGAGATTGTGACCTTAAATCAGCCTGGCTCTGATGAGAATGGCGTAGCTAAAGTCCTAAATGACGTTACTGTAGGCGAATATGACGTAGTAATGGATACAGGCCCTGGCTACAACTCCAAGCGTCAAGAAGCCGTAGATGCAATGACCAGCTTATTCGCTGCCGACCCTGCCCTAGTGCAGATTGCAGGCGATTTATATGTCCGTAATATGGATTTCCCTGGCTCAGACGTTATTGCTGATCGATTGGCTGTAAACAACCCTCTCGCCCAAATTGATGAGAAGTCAGAAGTGCCTCCACAGGCTCAGATGATGATTGCACAGGGCAAAAAGACGATTGAACAGCTACAACAGCAAATTCAGATGATGCAGATGGATAGTAAATATCGTGCAAGCGTTCAAGAGCAAGTCCAACAGGCTGAAACAGAGCGTGAGAAGATGCGCTTGCAAGTACGCAGAGAAGATACCCAGTTGCGTACCGATACGACAGCGCATGACACAGTTATTAAAACGCAGACTCAGATTGAAATTGAGCAACTTAAAGCTCAGTTGGCTTTGGTTTTGGCGCACATCAATAAAACTACTGGTAAAGAAGCACAAGCTGAAGCAGTTGAAAGGGCTATTTAATGGCAACAGAAATTGTCACTTCTGAAAATTTAAATCAATTTATCAACAATAAATTAAACAAGGAATCCCCTTTTGATTTTGCAAAATATTCTCAATATACAGGTGACAATAAAGATTTAAAAGTAGATTACAAACCATTAAATTTTGATGCTTTGATGAACGCTAAAGCCTTTAGGGTAACACATCAAGGCATGGATAATGGAAAATATAATCCAGACCCAAAGGCAGGATTCTCATTGGTTTCTGCTTACAATGATGCAGTAGGAAACAATACCACTCAATGGAAAAACAACCCTAATGCTTATCCAATAGTTAAAAATATGTTTGAAAATGCACCCGAAAACATTGGCGCACATAAATATATGCAAATTGTAGAATCCGCAAAAGATTTAGGGATTCCAGAAGATCAAATATTTTTAAATACAAAATAATGTTGTAAAAGCGCAACACTTATGATATAAAAGCAGTTGTAATGCCTACCGATGGGTTCATCGGGTTAATTCTTGGAGTTATCCATGTCAGAAGCAGAAGTAGTAAGAACCGCAGATAGTGTATTAACAAGTGAAAATTCAGCAGATTTTTATGCTAATAAACTTGGTTTAGCTAGTGAAGAAGCCCCTGTTGTGGCTGAAACAGTCGAGGAAACTCCTGAATCAGAGCCAGTAGTTGAGGCGCAAGCTGAGAGTGAACCAGAAGCAGAGAATGAAGCGGAAGCAACAGACAAGCCTAAACAAAATCCCAAACTTGAAAAGCGTTTTTCAGAGCTTACAAAACGTGCTAAACAAGCTGAAGCCGAAAAGCAAGCCTTAGAAGCCCGCCTACAAGAACTTGAGAGCAAAGTAGCACCAGCACCCCAACAGATTGAACAGGACATTTTGGGCGAGAAACCCCAAGCAAGTCAGTTCCAAGATGCTTTTGAATATGCAGAAGCATTAGCTGAATGGAGTGCGGAAAAAGCATTAGTAGAACGTGATAAGCAAGAACAGCAACGCAAGGTCGAAATTGAACGCCAAGAAGTTATTAAATCTTGGACTAGTAAATTAGAAAAAGCCAAAGCTGAAATGCCTGATTTTGATGAAATGGTGGCATCTAGCCAAGTCCAAGTACGAGATGAAGTACGGGATGCGATCTTAGAGTCCGATGTAGGCCCTCAAATCCTATATCAATTAGCATCAGATGATGACCTTGCCCAACGCATTTCTACTATGCCAGTTAACAAAGCACTTAAGGAATTAGGGAAATTGGAAGTTCAGTTTGAGCGTAAAGAAGCTCCTGCTGAAGTCAAAAGCGAACCTGTTGCTCGTACTAAAGCACCAGCACCCATTAAGCCTCTAACCGCAGGCAAAGGTACAGGAGATGTTCTCATCGATGGAGATGGAGCATTTCATGGTACTTACGCCCAATGGAAAGCAGCACGACAGGCTAAACGGATACGCTGATACCCAATTTAATTAATAAAGGAAATAATCATGGCAAATAATTTGCTAACTATTTCTAAGATCACTAACGAAGCGTTAATGGTCTTGGAGAACGAATTAACATTTACCTCTGAAGTAGATCGTAACTACGATGACCAGTTCGCTGTAGTCGGTGGCAAGATCGGTAACACAGTAAACGTTCGTAAACCAGGCCGTTTCATTGGTACAACTGGCCCAGCTTTGAACGTTGAAGATTTCAACGAAACTTCAGTTCCTGTAACCCTCTCTACTCAGTTCCACGTTGATACTCAATTTACCACGCAAGATTTGGCATTGAGCCTCGATATGTTTTCTGATCGTGTATTGAAGCCTGCTGTAGCTGCTATCGCTAACAAGATTGATCGTGATGGTACTTTGCAAGCTGCAAACAACACCGCTAACATCGTTGGC